GGTAATTGGACAGTTCAGTGTTTCTTTAGCGACAGCCCTGAAAATTCCATGTCACCGCCAAAAGGATATTAAATATGAAAGTAAAAAATACAGATATAAACGATATAAAAGCATACGATAAAAACCCTAGAAACAACGCTAATTCAATAGATAAGGTAGCGGATAGCATAGCTGAGTTTGGTTTTAGGCAGCCTATAGTTGTTGATGAAGATATGATTGTGCTAGCTGGACATACAAGACTTCTTGCATCTAAACAACTGGGACTTAAAAAAGTACCAGTACATATCGCAGAAGGTTTAACTAACGCACAAAAAAAGGCGTATAGAATTATGGATAACAAATCCTCTGAAGATTCGGAATGGGATCAAGATTTACTTAGTTTAGAAATAAAAGACCTTATAGAAGATAATTATGATTTAAACATGACAGGTTTTACTCCTGAGCAAATAGATGCCCTATCTGTTTTGAGTGAATCTATATTAGAGGGCGAAACTGATGAAGATGATATACCTGAAATACCAAAAGAACCTAAAAGTAAACTAGGCGATATTTATGAACTAGGACATCACAGATTAATGTGTGGTGACAGTATTAGTATTGATGATGTAGATAAATTAATGAATGGTAAAAAGGCAGATATGGTTTTTACTGACCCACCTTATGGCATAGATTATCAAGATATAAAAAAGAATCACAAAAAGATTGCAGGAGATGAGTCACTATCTAATGTAAAGGATTTATTATCGTTGATTCTTGTTTTAGATATTCCAATGTATCTATGTTGTAACTGGAAGTGTTTTAGTGTTTTTGAAGAAGCTATGCACGAAGCAGGTAAATATCCAAAATCCTGTATAGTTTGGGATAAAAAAGTAAGAGTACAAAATTTAGATAAATTTTATAAAAGACATGAGTTTATTTTATATCATGGTGAATTTGGTGGTCAAAAAACTTTAGATGGAGATGTGTGGATATGTGATAGAGAAGTTAGGAAAGACCACCCAACTGCAAAACCTGTGGAATTATGCGAAAGAGCCATAAGATATTCCTCGGAAAACGCAAATATAGTCTTAGATTTATTTGGTGGAAGCGGTGCTACTCTTATTGCATCTGAAAAATCAGCTAGAAAATGTTACATGATGGAATTAGATCCAATATATGTAGATGTTATTGTAAAACGCTGGGAAGATTTTACTGGTAAAAAAGCAAAACTAATCAATGGCTGAAATACCTAACTATCCTATAGCTGTTGTAGCTAAACTTTTAGATTTATCTGAACGTCATGTTAGAAGATTAGCAGATGATAATATTTTAAAAAAACCTGAACCTAAAAAGGGTTGGGAAATAACTAATGTAACTTTATATATTAGATATTTAAGAGAAAGAGCATTTGGTAAAGACATAAGCACTACTGATTTACACAATGAGAAGCTAAGACTTACTAAGGCTCAAGCAGATAAGGCAACCTTAGAAGTAAATGAATTAGAGGGTGAGCTTATACCAGCACAATTAGTTGAAGATACTTGGATTGGTTATAGTTCTAATGTTAGAGCAAAATTATTAGGACTACCCTCAAGAATAGCTCATAAAGTTATAACAGCAGAGGATTATCAAGAAGCATTATTAATAACAACAGAGGAAGTGCATGAAGCACTAAACGAACTAGCAGAAGATGGAATACCTACAAAATATAGAAAGCGTAATAAGCAGCGTAAATCAAAGCTGGCTACCGCCAAAAAATCTAAAAATTAGCGATTGGGCTGATAGCTATAGACGATTATCCCCTGAAGCATCAGCAGAAGCTGGTATATGGCGTACTGACAGAGCTCCATACCAACGTGAAATAATGGATTCATTCAATGATCCTGATATTCAAAGAATTGTATTTATGAAATCTGCCCAGGTCGGAGCTACTGAAATTCTGCTAAATGTTATTGGTTACTACATAGATCAAGATCCAGCGCCTATGCTGATTCTACAGCCTACATTACAAATGGCTCAAACATTTAGTAAAGACAGGCTTGCTACAATGATTAGAGATACAGATAAAATAAGAAATTCTGTTGCTGATCCTAGAAGTCGTGACTCAGGTAATACAGTTTTATCTAAAAAATTTGCAGGTGGCAATTTAAACATTGTTGGTTCTAATTCTGCATCAGGACTAGCCTCAAGACCAATAAGAATTGTATTGGCAGATGAGGTAGATAGATATGAAGCATCTGCTGGTTCTGAGGGAGATCCAATATCACTTGCAACCAAAAGAACAACTACCTTTTGGAATAGAAAGATATATATGTGTTCTACTCCTACAATAAAAGGATTATCTAGAATAGAAACTGCTTTTGAAGAATCAGATAAACGATACTTTCATGTACCTTGTCCTGAATGTAATGAAAAACAAGTTTTAAAATGGAAAAACGTAGTTTGGGATGAAGATAAACCTGAAACAGCTTCTTATGCTTGCGAACATTGTGGTTCAGTTATTGAAGAACATAAAAAACAATGGATGTTAAAAAATGGTGAATGGATAGCATCAGCACCTAAGTCAGATACAGCAGGATTTCATATATCAGAACTATATTCAGTTTGGTCTACTTGGGCTGATATGGCAAAAGCATTTTTAGAAGCTAAAAAGAATCCTGAGATGTTAAAGACATGGATTAATACTGCTCTAGGTGAATCTTGGGAAGAACAGGGCGAAACAGTTGAATACGAAACACTATTACAGCGTAGATTAAATTATGATTACACAACTATTCCTGAAGATGTATTAGTTTTAACTGCTGGTGTTGATACGCAAAAAGATCGTTTAGAACTGCAATTAGTTGGTTGGGGTAAAAACTATGAAGCATGGGTATGTGATTACAAGATATTTTGGGGTGATCCTAATGCTTTGAACGTATGGAATGACTTAGATGCTTACCTAAAGAAACGATTTAAAACTGAATCTGAGAGATTAATACCTATATCTTGTTGCACAATCGACTCAGGCGGACATCATACTAATATGGTTTATCAATTTACTAAACCACGACAAGCAAGAAGGGTATTTGCAGTCAAAGGTTTATCAACAGCAGGTAAACCAATAGCTAATAGACCTACATTTGTTGGTAAAAACAAGGCTGTACTCTATGGTGTAGGTTCAGATAGTGCAAAAGAAGCTATTTTTGCAAGATTAGCTGCTGATCCTGACCAAACTACCTTACATTTCTGCTCAGACCTTGATGAAGAATACTTTAAACAGCTTACAGCAGAGAAAAGAATAACTAAGTTTGTTAGAGGTAGAAAAACGCTAGTTTGGAAGCAAGTATCTGCAAGGAATGAAAGTTTGGACACATTAGTCTACAATTTTGCAGCAATTTACATCTTAAACCCTAATTTCGATAGTATTGAGCATAAAATACTAACTCAGGAGTCTAAACCACAACAAAAATCACAAAATACACCAAAAAAAGGCATAAATAGAGGTAATTTCGCTACTTCTTGGAAATAGATATATAAATATCATACCCAAGAGTTGACAATTAGCTTATGCACCTTAGTGTTATTAGTAGATTAATCTAATAATAATTAACGAGGTTTTTGCTTGTCTAACGCATTTGATAGAGAAAACTACCCAACAAAAGAACCTAGTGCGCTTGTATTGGGTGATTTTTGGGCATGGAAACGTGATGATTTAGCTGAAAACTATCCTGTTGGTTCATATTCACTTACTTTTGAGTTCCATGAAGATTCTGGTGGTGGTGGAATACATAAATTTACACTTACTGCTGTAGAAGCTAATTCTACTTATTACATAGAAGCTGCATCATCATCTACAACTGGTTATTCAGTTGGTGATTATATCTGGGAAGCATATATAACTAAGACTTCTGATTCTAATAGAATCATGGTGGACTCAGGTAGAACATCAATTACCGAAAATTTAGCTAATACAAATGCTGATCTTAGAAGTCATGCTAAAAAAGTAGTAGATGCAATAGAAGCTGTTATTGAAAACAGAGCATCAATGGATCAAAGCTCAATGTCTATTGCTGGTAGATCACTATCCAGAATGTCTATAGATGAACTTATGACATTTAGAGATAGATA